GTTGATGCAGATGGCAATCCCAAGGTCATGTACCACGGCACTGCCCGGGACATCAAAGAGTTTAAACCGCAGCAGGCTGGTGCTATCTTCATAACGGATAACCCCGATACAGCAGCACGTTACTCTCAAGAATCTGCCCAGTGGCTGGCTGACCATGCTCCGGAGTTCTTAACTTCTAAGCAGATGGCTGATACGGTCAAGACCGGAGCAGCACTAGCCCGTGAGAATGGCTACACCAACAAGCAGATTGCTGCGCTGTTAAAAGACAAGAGCTTCTTTAAGACTGATGAGTTTAGAGAGGCTGCATCTAAGTATCTGGGATCAGGCTCCAACATCATGCCTGTGTATGTGAGCGCCCAGAATCCGTTTGACTACCAGAACAAGGCTCATTTAAACGCAGTAATGAAGAGAGTCCCGGGACTTAAAGCAGAAGGCTTTGACCGTACCAACAACTGGACTACCGTGGAAAGCCCAGAGGTACAGAAGGCAATCAGGGATCTTGGCTTTGACAGCTTCTATGTTTCTGAGCATGGTGATAAGAACCTTGCCGTGTATGAACCAACGCAGATCAAGTCTGCTACCGGCAACATAGGTACATACGATATCAATAACCCTGATATCCGTTACAGCCTGCGCACCGCGCCGGACTGGGTTCCTCAAAAAATTTGGGATTTGCATGAAAAGGCCAGCCGCGCCACCGACTTAGCTTCTGGTCGTATTGCTACTGATGCTCGTCCGCAAGATTTAAAACGCGAACAGACTATGTCATTCCGCAGATTAAACAAAGCGGTAGAGGACTATGTTGGCAAAGACTTTAATGATGTAAACGCATTGATGGTTCGGATGAATGAAGAAACTGGTCGGCGTGAACGTGAGCAAGAAGACCAAGAGCCAGCCCGCTATAGTCTTCGCGAGTTCCGCAAAGATGATTTGCCGCAAGATGAACAGGCTTACACCATCCCAGAAGACACATTGCTTTTTCATGGAGCGTATAAAGCTCAAGCCGATAAGATTGAAGCTGCTGGGAAGGTACTTCTTGCTCGACCTGAAGTTAAAACAAGCGGTGGCTATACAAATGAAGGCGGGCTAATTTTCTTTGGTGAACAGAAGACTGCTGAAGACTGGTCTAAAAATCTGGGCGACCCCATGTCGGTAAGGTTTGACCGAGATGCTGGAGTGGTCAGGGAAAAAGGCGTAGTTTTCCAAACCATCACCGACAGGCCGTACAAGCTTATTAATAAGCGATACAAACTCTCTGCAAACGAAGCAGAAAAAGTTACTGAGGCTTTGGGATTGCCGGAATATAAAAGCCTAAATGCTGGCAATACAGCATCCCTTGCAGCCGACAGGGGAGATAGCTTTAACAACTCCAAAGCGGTAAGGTATGAAGTTACCAAGTCGGGAAGAAAGCAAACGATGTCTGCACCGTGGCCCATCATCTTTGATGCGCTGGGTGTCGATGGTTACTTTGATGACTTTGGTATTGCCATTAGCGCAGAAAACGGCATTAAGCTTGTTGGCAAAGAAGGCAAGATGGAACGTTACAGCCTACGCACTGACGTAGCTGAAGACATCAGGAACATGCCCAACGGGGCAGCTATTGAAGCAGCCATCAACCGAGTCACTACCGCTCGGCAGGAGGTTGGCTATGTAGAGCGCATGACTACTGCTCTGGCTGGAAGATCAGAAACCTTTGCTTATCTGCGTCAAAAAGCTCTTGACCGCTATAACCGTTTAAACGACTTTGACAAACTGGTTGCTCAACAAATGGGCGGAGTTGCTTATCTTGCTGACCAGAGCGCACATGCTGCTGCCCTACAGTCTGATGCTGCTGCGGGGGTTGCTGCTTCTGCCTTGGGTGTGGGTAACCGTATCGGTGGAACCCCTGTTTATCGCAACGGCTACACGACTGTAAGCAACGAAAACGGCACGGTTAAGGGTGCGGTAGAGATCTTCTCTCCGCTTGCAAAATACGGTGATCCCAAGATCTACCAAGCCTATCAATTCTGGGCCGGTGCAAAGCGCGGTAAGCGCCTTATGGCAAGTGGTAAAGAAGAGCTTTACACCCCGCAGGACATGGCTCTTGCCAAACAACTGGAAGAGAAGTACCCAGAGTTTGTCAGTGTCCAGAAAGAATGGATTAAGTACAACAACGGACTTGTCAAGTATGCAGTGGACACTGGCGTTGTTTCTGCACAGAACGCAGAAGAGTTTACACGCTACTCAGACTATGTACCTTTTTACCGTCAGTTAGAGGGCGAGCGCACTATTGGGCCAAACATCTTCCAGAGTATCTCTGGAGTTAAAGGCCCTCAGAAAATTACAGGTAGTGAAGCACCGCTGGCTGATTTCCTTGAGACCGTTGTTCGCAATACCCAATCTATCATTCAAGCTGGAATGAAGAACGTGGCGGCTCAGAAGGCTGTCAAGGGCGGCATGACCCTGCAAATGGTTCGCAAACTGGATTATGTGGCCTCTGGCCCCAACACCGTAACTATCCTTGAGAACGGGCAGAAGGTCTCGTATGAGTGCGCAGACAAACTCTGGGTGGATGCTGTTAGCAGTTTAAACTTACCTGAACTTCCGTTCCTGAACTTCCTTGCCATGCCTGCAAACTTCCTGCGTGCAGCGGTTACCAAGGATCCCGGCTTCATGCTGGCTAACTTGATGCGTGACTCTGTATCTGCGTATGTAACCAGCGGGGCGAAGCTTACCCCTGTGGCCTCGGCAGTTAAAGAGTTTGGCAACGTTCTGATGAACAACTCCCCTGAGTACCAGAAACTCCTAAGTGCTGGTGTCTTGGGTGGTTATGAATTCTCCCGCAATGTCGAGGCCAGCGCAGAAGCATTTGCCAAAGATCTGCGTAAGAAGACTGGAACTAAGACAGGTTTTGAATCCGCTACATCTCCATTCACCTTCTTCTGGGATGCGTTGGAAAAAGGAACCGAGGCATCTGATGCTGCCACTCGTATTGCTATTTACAAGGCAACCCTAGCCGAGACAGGCAACGAAGCAGAGGCTATCCACCGTGCTTTGGAGGTAATGAACTTCAACCGCAAGGGAAGCTCTGCCGTTGTTCGTATCGCAGCAGCAGCCATCCCCTTCTTAAATGCTCGTGTCCAAGGTCTAGATGTGTTCTTCCGTGCCGGTATCCGTCCGTTTATGGATGCCAATGCCACCGAGCAGGAGAAACAAGTCCAAAAGGCCATGATCATCCGTGGCATGACTATCCTTGGCATGAGCGTTATGTACGCAATGGCTATTTCCGGCAACCCTGACTATGAGAAGCAGGAAGAGGAAACCAAAGACAACAACTGGATCATCCCTATGGGTGAGGGCAAGACTCCGCTTAAGATCCCAATCCCGTTTGAAGTTGGTACGCTGTTTAAAACAATCCCTGAGCGGATCTATCGCAGCTTCTTTATGGAAAACAAGGAGAACCGCGATACGACGGAGGATCTGCAAAAATCTATGTGGCGTGCGCTGCAAAGCACATTTGGTTTAAACCCTGTGCCACAGATTGCAGCTCCTTTACTGGAAGCTCGTGATAACTACTCGGTGTTTACACAGCGTCCCATTGTGGGACAGAACATGCAGGGCATCGCTCCTGAGTTCCAAGTAGGCCCCGGAACATCTAAATGGGCAGAGATTCTAGGACAACAGGCAGGCATGTCCCCCATGATGATTGACCATGTGTTTAAAGGATACACAGGAACAATGGGTGTCTACGCAGCGGATCTATTGGATGCGGGTATAGGTGCAGTGTCTCCTTCTGAGGTGGAGAAGCCATCCAAGCGCATAGAGCAGATGCCAATTATCAAGCGTTTCTTGGCAGACCCAGAGGCTCGTGGAAAGATTACCTCGTACTTTGATCTAAAGCATCAAGTAGATACCACGGTACGGACAATCAACATGCTTGAGAAGCAGGCTGATCCTAATCTGCCAAACTATGTAGAGAAGAACGCACAGCTATTTGCTGCACGGGACTTTATGAATGGTTTAAACAAGCAGATGGATGACCTTCAGAAGCAGGCCAATATGATTAGGTCTGCCCCAATCCCTGCGGATGAGAAGCAGGAAATGCTCAGAGAGATTACCAAGGCTCAGAACTTATTGGTAAACGACATCCGGCAGATCCGCAACATCCTTAAACCTTGAGGAAGTCGTTCTCAAAGAGCCACCCTATGGTTGCCCTATGAGAATCCTCCCATATGTTTAAACGCTCCGACCGGGATAGGTCTTTACCCTGATCTATCTCGTAGTGGCATTTAAAGCATAGGGCTGCAATCCGGTAGTCATGGGCTTTAAGTCCTCGTCCCTTGCCGTCCCGCATCTGGTTGGAATGCGCAGCAACTATGGTTCCATCTCTGGCCCCACAGTGCTGGCATGGGCAATCCCTGACCGCTTGTAGCAGTTTGGGGTTCCTATACATCCTTTGCCTTGCGGGGGCGTTTAAGGGCCGCTATGCCGTCTAATTCTTTGTTCATAAACTCCCTTGTTTCCATAAAGTCATTGGCTATAGAGAAGGCTTGCTCAAGAGGGTTATGTTCATTCCTAATGATCAATCCGGTCATGGCAAACATAGCTGCCAAGTCTCGTAGGTTTTGTTCATGCTCGGTCATATTATTTCTTTGTTGGTGGTGGGCAATTCTTTGGCGGTATAACCGCAAGCCAGACGGCCTCGTATCTTTTCCCCTTGGGCTTCCTTGTCCACCGGTCAATGTAAACATCAGGCATATTGGCTAAGGCTTTACGCACACTCTCGTACTTTAGACTTAGCAACTCAGCCAACCGGTTTATGGTTACCCCGTCAGCATGTTCACGCAGAGTCTTCCTAACTTTAGGGTGGTGTGATTTCATTTGCTCCCCCTTAGCTTGCCGGTGGTAACCCTGCGTATCCAGCAGGGGTGACAGATCCATTTACTCTGCATCTCAATCCCCCCCTCTGGAGGCTTATCCTTATCACACTGGGTGCATAGTTTAAATTTATGGGATTGAACTTGTGCATTGCCTAAGACTATTGGAGTCATGTGCCTCTTTCATTTTTAAAATTGTAAACAGCATCCACTGGATATGTCCTGCTGCGTTTAAAGCTGCTGCCGTGGCCCGGTCAAAGTTGCCATCAAGCATTTGCTTATGTACATCCTTAAGAGCCTTCTCCGAATTCATGCAGGGCATTGCGTAATCTATTACCTGCTCTATTTTCATGTCTTCTCTTTTTGTTTAAACGTACCCATTGCTAGGAACCAATCTTGGAACACATCAGCAGGGCGGCATCCTAAGAATATTCCTCTGCTATCACGCACCTTGGATATGGCGGCAACTATATCTTTCCAATCATCTTGGTTCAAGCCAAATTGCATACCCGGCTGCTCCCCAAAATCACGCGCTTCTTGCGCGTCTATTATTTTGTTTGCCATATCCAAAGCATTGCGCAATCGCAGCAATTCAAGCTCAATGTCTTTTAGTTTGGCAATAGTTTCAAATGTTTTTTCTTGTGAGTTCATGTATGTTTCTCCATTGCTTTTCTCCTTAACTCTAAAGGCCATGCAAGTACTGGTGGGCCGTTTAAAACAGTAACCATCTCTTTGAAAGTACGCATATCCCAGAAGCCTATACCGCCTGATGTGCGTATGGCTCGGTTAGTTTCTGAAATACGCTCTTCAATATTTTTTAACCACTTGGCATATTCATGGGTTGTGTGTAGTGCGCTCATGCGTTCATCTCCTTCTGAAATGAATGTTTGTACCCCTTGGGTAGTATTTTTCGGGCTTCAATCACCAGTGCCTTGTCCTGTCCATCCAACAAGCGGTCAATGATTGAGTACAGCTTGGGTAGTAGTGTTTGTACTATTGCTGTGTCCGCTGCATAGACTTGTATGTCGTCATCTTCATCCATTGTTCTTATCCCGTGGTGGTGTGCAAGTATGGATAACAGTCAGGTCTGCTGTGCGTTTGCCGCAGCGCGGGCAGAAGTTTTGTTCTTGCTGCACAACCAAAGGCCACAACTGACCGAGCGGTGTAAACAGGGGGTCGTTCTTGTCCGTGCTAACGTGGTAGTTAGTGGGGTCGTACCATGCGATAGTCATGTGTTGTTCTCCTCAAAAGTTCCTTCAAGCCATGCATCCAGCTTTGCATGGAGCCAAGCCCGATTGCGCTCACCGACTGTCTGCCCGTTATCGGTCATCAATGGGTTCGTCAGCAAACGCCCGAATCCCTTACTAGAAGAAAACTCAATTCGCTCCAACGCTGTCTTGACACCAACATTACCAGTGGCCCTCGACTCAAATCCCTCTACTAATACTTCTTCAACCATTGTTCTTCTCCTTGAGTTTGGCTTCGATGGCTTTGAAATAAACATTGATGTTTGATACCAGTAGCTGTGCATCAACTACGGCTTGCATCTCCTCATCAGTCAGCCCTACCCACGGGCGCTTTGCTGCGATACGAACAGTCCTTGTCCCATCAGCGTGATACGCCACCACATCTTCCACCGGCTTGGGCGCTGGCTGTGCTTTGTTGTTATCCATTGTTCTTCTCCTTGAATTGAGCAATCACTTCGCGGATGACCCCATGAATTTCGGGTGTCCACTTATCAATCTCCTCATCTGTCAGGTCAACCCACCGGCGCTGTGCTGCGATACGAACAGTCCTTGTCCCATCAGCAAAATACTCAACCACATCCTCCACAAGTTCCTGCGCTGGCTGTGCCGCCATATTCTTGGCGTCAGGAATATGGTCATCCAAATACTCAGGGTTGCAATACTGACAACCGCTGCCAACAAGTTTGGTGGTCATTGAACATTTGCATTGCAGCCTGTCCAGCGCCGCTTTCTTTTTGCTTTGATAGCCTGTCATGTTTGCTCCTTTGGTGGATAGCTTGCTATTGAATAAGCATCATGCATTTGACGCATGAATGCACAAGCCCTCTTATGCTCATCGGTACGGGCTGCTGCTTCTACTAAGGCGGCAAAGGCTTGCAAATGATGCAAAAACTTAGCGCGGTCTTTACCCATACCATAGTAGGTAAGGCCCGAATCGTTAGCCGCGAAAATAATTTCAGCTTCAGTCATAGTTACCTCCAAATAAAAAATACCAGCGTCACGGAGATGCAGAACGCCAGCACGATCACAAGTGCTTTAAACGTGCCAATTGTGTCGGTGTAAGGGTCGTTTAATTGCGCGTCGTTGTAACCATTGGCATAGGCATCGTTGACTTCCTTGATACGCTGCTTGCGTATCGCGCAATCTGCGCCTTGGGTGCAGTTCCCATTACCATCACAGCAGTTCATTTGTTTCTCCCCTGCGCCAACATCGCGCAAATAATTGCTTCTGCACTGCCATTTATATCGTTCAACGCACAAGATACAACCATCGGGTCAGCGCCATTACTGACAGCCTTCTCCCACTTGTCCCGTTTCCCGTGAGCGTTAAAAGTGATGCACAATGCAACCACCGTTAAAAACGACAAGATCATGCCCCACACACATAACCAAAACTTTTCTTCGTTCATTTGACCTCCACATCAGGGATGATTGACGCCGGTTTAAACACCACGCGATAGTGGTACACGCTGGCTGGCTTGGCTTCCAACTGCTCAACAAAGTACGTCACGTTATCTGACAGACCAAGGAAGTGTTTCTTGAAAGAGCTTGGCCCCACCTTGCAGGTGATGGACAGTTCCCTATACTTGTCGTAGTTACCCAGCGAACACAAGCCCTCAACAGTCAGCATGTAGTCACCAGTGATGCCGTTGTAGAACACCACACGGCGCGTCACCTCAAACTGGTCTGCCGCCTTGGACATATTGCGTGATGCAATGTCTGCGTCTGTGGAACAACCAGCGAGTGCTGCTACAGCAGCGGCGATAGCGATAAGTTTTTTCATTTGATACGCTCCTTGAGCATTTGATCTGCCATGACGTATGCATTTATTGCGGTCATTGCGCCAACTTCGTTGTCCATATCTCCAACGTAAATGCCATCTTCATACTGGTCTTTTAATATTACTTGCATAGCCAGCCCTGCGTAGTGGTCACGCATGGTCATGTCCCTTGCGTAGCCGCCTTCTTTGACTTGCCAGTCAGCGTACTGCTTGGCGTATGCGCCTTCCATAACTATCGGTTGATCTTTCATTTCAATTCTCCAAAGTTTTAATCCAAGCTTTAAACTCAGATAGCTTGTAAAGGTTTTGCTTCATCCTTGTGGCTGATACTGGACTCATCTCAAACTTGGGCGGAGGAACTTTGTTGTACCTACTGCGAACAAGCTTTTTAAGAGTTTCATATTCCATCCCTAGCTTGTCTGCTATCTCAGGTAATGCATATAGTGGCTCACGAATAACTTTATGTTTAACCCTGAGTGCATAATTTGACATAGGTTCAAGCTTCATGTTTACACCTTAGCTTTCTTCTTCTGGTAGTACTGGCGAGCATACTCCCGCATCTTTTCTCTGTTCCTCCAGTAATACGCCTTCTTGCTGTCACCTTGGTTCTGCGCTTCTTTGAGTTTCTTCGCGGCATTTCTGCGTTCAAGGATGGCATCTTTGTTATTGATGTACCACTCACGTTTGTACTTACGCCTTCTTAATGTCTCTGCATCCACCTCGGCCTTAGTGAACACTGGCTCACCCTCGCTGCGAATTGGAGCGGCACTAAAGTTATAACTAACCGCCTTAGACTCCGCTAACTTAGAGCCTTCTTGCTCTATATCTGCCAACTGTAGAGAGATGATGGTGTCCATCTGATACCGGACAACCTCACGCAGCTCATGCAGTTCTTTTTCCAGCGTATTTAAACGCTCAAAGATATTCCACTTCATCTTGATTTCTCCTTGTCGGTGATATAAGTGTTTAAACGTTCTATCCTCTTTGTGTTGTACTGCACAATAGATTGGGCATACTCCACTGCGGTCTCTGCTTCAAGCTTTTCTAATTTAGCTTCTTCAAGTTCTTTGTTTACCATCTCCATATGCGTTGGTTGCCGCACAAAGTCCCCAATAAACTTAAGCATCTTCATGGACAAACTCCCGAGTAGATGGTTCACTGATCCAAAACCCATCATTGTTTACAAGCATGCCCTTCTCCGTCATTTCTAATGGAGTCCTGCATCTGCGGTCTTTGCCATGATCTCCTGTTCGGTGCATATCAAAAGCAGTGTTGCTGTTGAAGTACTGCTTGCAGCCTTGGCATTGGTTACGTCTGCCTGTTAGTTTCATTTGGTGTTCCCCACAATCATGCGTTTAAACAATTCATCTGAGATGAGTTCTGCAAATGACTGACCACTAGGGAAACGCATTTGCGCGGCGGGGAGTTTGCCAATGGATTCAATGGAGGCTTTCACCCCATCGTTAAACCCAGAAGCATAAGTCCCATCCGACATCCTCATGCTTACCCCTTCGCGGATCAGTTGTGCCATCGTGATCTTCTTGGCCCTTGCAAACTTACGCAGACTGGTATGGTCTGCCTCAGTCATGTAGGTCATAAACGGTTTTAATTTCATATGCTTATCTTCCATGTTTCAAACTCTTTGAGGATTTCATCAAACCTGTACTTGGCTGAGATATTTCCATTGAGTTCAGTTCTGGAATCAATGCCGCATTCACGGCATAAGGCATCCGCTGTCTCCTCCTCTGTGCAGTCTTTCCTTGCGTAGGCATGACCTATAAAAGACTGGAACATTGGGCTGCGACACAGGATCCCCGCTTGTTGTGTGCGGTTGCTGTATTCGGTGGCAGACTCATCATCCTTGAGCCTTACCATGACGCATGCATAACGCGCCCCAACAAAGTCCCGAATCAGTTCTTCGGGTAACTCATCAGGGTGTATAGCTAGGGTCAAAACAAAACCGGAGCGGTCTTGCTTCAACGCTATCTTCCTGCATTCAAACTGGAGCGTCATATCAGAAGGGGATGTCTTCATCAGGGAAGTCTTGGCGCTGGTCTTCTTGACGTATAGTGCCGCCTTCTTCTTTAGGCAAAGCGCGTTTAACAGAAAGAGATAGATACGTCTTTCCTTGCTTGTCATAATTCTTCCATCCACTAATCTTGATTACATGACAACCATCTTCAATGCTGATGTTGGTCATGTCTTTTAAATTTACACGGATGTCTCCCCAGTAATCAGGACTGGTTGCAAACCTCTTAGCGCCTTGCGCCCGCAATGTTCCGGTATCAGGTTTGGGTTTGTATGGGGTATCGTAATTAGCCATTTGCATTTCCTTGGGTAAAAGTTTTCTTCATAGTGGAGAAGTGTTCCAGCACACCTTTAAACAGGTCAGTGTGCGTCTGCTTTAACGACTCCAACTGCAACTGGTTGTTCATCCAGTAACTATTGAGGTCATCAACTGTGGTGCAGATATCGGCATACTTGATCATGCCGTCTGCGAATAACTGGCGAGAAGCATCGGAGTTGTCCCACTCTGTAGGCTGGGGGCGCTTCTTGGCGGGGATATCATGTTTATCCGCTATCTTCTTATAGGCAGGGGCATGCTCCTTGTTCATGAGATCACCCATAACTTCCTTCGGCTCCTCTGCATCAGGTGGCAGATCCTCTCCGCTGTATATGTACAGACCGAGTCCATGCATAGCAATTGCCTTGACCAAGCACCGCATGATTGATGTGTTTACATCAAAGGAGTTAGGTGTAGGAATAGGCTTGTTGCGGTAGTCCAGAACGGGCAGCATGCAAGTCATAGGCTTATCAAACATAAACACGGTCACCCAGACCATATAGGTTCCACCGACAGGCATCAGAGGATTGCCATCAAATAACTCGACCCTCCAGTTAGCCTTGGGGTCAGCCTTCAGCACCTCAGTCCAAGCCCATGCCCATGACAGGTATGTCAGGCCGTTCTTCTTCTCTGTATGCTCGTTGACGTTAATCTTGAGCAGATCAAGCTGATTCATTTGCTTCTCCTTTGTATTGGCTGCACCATTGGCTGACTTGGCAGTAGTTTCCTGCGCAGCGCCTTGGTTCTCCGAGTCTTGTTTCAACATATCCGTTTTCCTTTATTGCCATCTCTTTGGCTTCATCTATATCAGTTAATACACGAATCGCAGTCTTGCGACCCTCTCTCTTCACGGCAAATGTCGTTTCCGACATCCAGCGTTCTGCGTTGGAGCAGGGCGGTAGCTCTTCTCCAAAATCTCTTGCCATCTTCGCTTTCTTGTGTGCGTTTAAACGCTCCATGATGAAAGCCTCGGTCTCTGTGGCAGTCCACATCGGGATATCCACTGTGACGATAGATGCCTCGGGGTAATTAGTACCATTGCCGTTCTTGCTCCAGTCCCGCAGGAATGCGCAGATCTTTAGCCCGACCACGCGCTCACCTTTGACGGTTTCAACTAACCACTTGTACATGTTGAGTTGCTCTACCCACTCAGACTTCTCGTTGATCACAGACCACACCGAGGTGACCTTGTAGTCCCATATAGTTGTTCCAAAGGCGCTACGCTCCTGTACGTCGATTGCTCCGCTGATACTTGTTCCGTCTACCTTGGTATGCAGACGCTCTTCAAACGTGCAGTTATCAGGCATTACCGTGGCTTCCAGCACCTTATGCAGGGCAGTGCCAAGGAAGGTGAACATCTTGTCGCTTACATCTATCTCTATTTGATCGTCATACTGTTCGCGTAACAGTGCAACTTTAGGTGGCTGCAACAGCCCTGTAACGCTATACTCAGAAGCGCCTTTGGTGTAGTCATCCTTCAGCATGGCATTGACTAATGCCTCTGGTAGGTTGTACTTGTTCGTAATTTTCATCTCATCTCCAAAAGGTTTTTATGATCCCTGCAACGAATGATAGTGATGTTACACCAAAAATGCAAGTGATATCAATAAATATTTTCGGAGAGCCTGCAAGCAAGGCAAATTCAAGGCGTGTTGTGAGGTACGGGGGCATGTCTCGCCTGATCAAATCCAAGAAGGCTTTGTCCTATAGCGATGTCTTTTTGCAGCAATGCCCCGTCCTGCCTAGCCTAATGGAGGGTGATCTGCGGGTTACTCTGCATATTTATTACGCATCACGCAGACCTGACTTAGATGAGAGTCTGATCCTAGACCTGATGCAGGGCTGCATCTACGCGAATGACCGTCAGGTTAAGGAGAGGCATGCCTACTGGCATCTTGATCCGGAGTGTCCCCGAAGTGACATCACCATTGAATGCATCCCTGAGATTGCCCCAAAAAAAAGCCCCGCGAAGAGCAGGGCAAAGTCCGTAAGGACACAAGGAGATAGCATGTAAACATGCAGGGCCAGTATAACCCGGGATCACCGGGTGAGCTACCCATGAGCTTGTGCGTTTAAACATATTAGGGAAAATACTTATCTGGAGTACCTGTTTTTCTTGTACACTTTCTTCATTGGGAAAGCGGATGCTGTAGTTGAAGTCGCCTCGACTAGTACGCAAGTCGTACCGCACAAAGCTAGTCCGCTACAGTGCAGCGAGTACCAATATTTTTTAGAAAGTTGTTGCACCCCGTATCATTCTGTGATACAGTGCGAACAGTTGCCGTAGGAAGCGACTGATGAAAGCCGTTTACTCATGCCTCTTCCACCTTCGGGTGGTTCCTACAGGGGGCAGTAGTAAACGGCTTTTTGCGTTTTTAACTCACTTGCTGGACGGTCAACGGCAGCGGCAAGTGTTTAAACCCCCTACTGCGGGAAAGACAAGGAAGAAGGGGTACGGGTGGCGAAGATAGCGCCCTATTGTCGAGCGGCTGTCGGGTCATGGACGCGATGGAGAATGCGAACGTGTGAAGGACTTAGGATAGGCTAAGTCCGTCCGCTCCAGAGAATGTGAAGAAGCCCCGCAAGGGGCTAAGTACATATAAGTAACTTACTTGAGTAAGGAGTTAAGGTTGATAGTCCATATGAGTCCTCCGGAAACTGCCATAGCGTTAATGTTGGCAGTGATGCGTAACACTACCGCTAGGCAAAACAGTGTCACTGATAAACAGATGGGTAAACAAGATCCCATTGAGATAGACAGGGATGGGATACTTGCAGAGATGGCATTTGGCAAGCAGTTCAACCTGTACCCTGATCTGTCTGTCTACCCGCGCAAAGGCGGGGCTGACCTCATCACACACAATAATCTGAAGGTGGATGTCAAGGCAACCCGATATAAGAATGGCAGACTGCTAATTCATGTTGACAAGTCTGTACAAGAGGTACATATTTATGCCCTTGCCATCGTTGATGGCGATACCGTGGATCTTATTGGCTACATCAAATCGATTGATGCTATGCAGGAAAAAAATCTTAAAGACTTAGGGCATGGCGCAGGCTATGCCATAGATCAAAGTTCACTAACTCCTTTTAAGGAATGACTATGCCCCGCGATTTCAAACAGGAATACAAGACTCAAGTCCAACGCAACGAACATCCTGACCGCATGGAACGTCAACGAGCGCGAAGGAAACTCGACGCAGAAGGAGTTCCCCGCAAGGGCAAGGACGTAGCCCATGTCAAAGCCTTGAGCAAGGGTGGTTCTAATTCCGACGGGGTTAAATTGCAAGCCCCATCAAAGAACAGGAGCTTTAAACGCAAAGCTGACGGCAGCATGAAATGATTGAAGCCATGATAGAAAGGTCTGGCTTTGACCAGACCGGTAGGATCTCTTGCCCCTACTGTTCAAACGAGCGCAAGAAGACAAATTCAAAAGATATGACTCTGACACGCAAGCCAGACGGCGCGGTTGTGTATCACTGTCATCACTGTTCTGCAAGTGGATCAATACAACCCAAGGAGATAAAATTGTCAGCCGTCCCTGTCCTCAAAATAGAAAACCAAATCCTTCAGCCCTACCACTACGACTACCTTCTGTCGCGGGGCATATCTAAACCAACCGCAGACCGCATGCGGCTATTCGGCGCAGATAAATTCTTCCCCAAGCTAGACCGCCATTCGGATGCCATAGCATTCCCCTACTACCGCAACGGAGCCTTAGTCGCAGTTAAATACCGAAGTTTCCCCGACAAAGCGTTTACACAAGACGCAGGTGGAGCGCATGATTTCTTTGGCCTCGACCAGCTTGAGAAGGGTAAGCCCATCATCATCGTAGAAGGTGAGATTGATTGCCTCACATTAATGGAGGCAGGAATAGAGAACGTGGTGTCAGTGCCGAGCGGCGCACCCCTCAAAGTTGCAGACGGAAAAGTTCTGCCGAGCGAAGACAAGAAGTTCAGCTTTGTATGGAACGCAGTAGAGTATTTAGACGCAGCACCCTATGTCATCCTAGCCACAGACCAAGACACCGCAGGTCAAGCATTGGCAGAAGAGTTGGCAAGACGAATTGGAAAAGAGAAGTGCCGACTGGCAAAGTTTGCCGCAAAAGATCTCAATGAAATATTTCTCAACGACCCCTCAACGCATGACCCCTCAACGCAGATAAGAGACATCCTTGACACGGCAGTGCCGTACCCAATCGCTGGCCTGTCCGAGGCGACGACCTACAAGGATCGTTTAAACGACCTTTATGCACGCGGTACAGGGAAGGGATTCAGCACCGGCTTTAAGTCCATCGATGACATTTACACGGTGGCCCCTGCTCAACTGACAGTGGTCACTGGTTACCCATCGTCGGGCAAGTCCAACTTCGTGGATCAGATCGCAGTCAACCTAGCCCGTGATGATGACTGGAAGTTTGCCATCTGTTCGTTTGAGAATCAGCCTGAGATCCACATTACCCGACTGATGGAGATCTACACTAGGAAGCGGTTCTTTGACGGTAAAAACAGAATGAACGATCAGGAAAAGGATGCGGCGTTTAAATGGGTTAACGACCATTTCCTATTCATCGATACCAATGGGGATGAGCCATCGACCCTTGAGTCGATCCTGACCCGCGCCAAGGTGGCTATAAAGCGTATGGGTGTTCGGGGGTTGGTGATTGACCCCTACAACTTCATAGACCTAACCCGCAACTCTACCGAGACTGAGGCCATCTCGGACATGCTTACCAAGGTGCAGCGGTTTGTGAAGGCCCATGATTTACATTGCTGGTTTGTTGCTCACCCCGCCAAGGTCAACCGTACAGGCATGGAGCAACCGAGACCGGACGGCATGAGCATCAGCGGATCGATGGCATGGTGGGCCAAGACCGACTGCGGCATCACCATTCACAGGAAGGAAGGCTTTGTAGAGTTGGCGGTATGGAAGTGCCGTCACCGTTGGGTTGGCACTCAGGGGGAAACAACCCTGCTGTACAACCAAACATCCGGAACCTACAGTGAAAACCTAGATATGT